GCTGGAAGGAGAGAAGATCAAACATTGATCAATGCATTAGCCGCTGCAACTTTGCCAGCTGCTAATATCATTGCTGATGGTGGTGTCAACATGACTGTAGCTAAGCTACGCCAAGCTGCTACTCAGATGGATGAGCAAAATGTGGACCCTGATGATAGAGTATTAATCATAAATCCCAGCCAGCTTTCTGCCTTATTGGGCGAAGACGAGCCAACTAACGTTTTATATAACATGAATCGTACATTGGTTAACGGCAAGATTGATACATTCCTCGGTTTTAAAATCGTCACTATCGGCGAAAGACAGGAAGGCGGTATTCCTAAAGTCGGTAATATACGTTCTTGTTTCGCATGGCAGATGGATGCATTAGGTCGTGCTTATTCAATGACACCTACTGTTGAGACCGATTGGAATCCAAATATCCAATCTTGGTTGACAATTTCTCGCATGCGTTTAGGGGCAAGTGTATTGCTACCTAAAGGTGTGATCGAAATTCAATGCGATGAATCTTAATCCATAACTATAATAGGAGATATATACAATGGCTTTTAATACTTTAAACTGGGTTCGCTCAGCTGCATATGGTTATGAAGGTGAGCAAGTACCTGTTGATTTTAAATATGGCAGTACTGCAGACACTAAAGCTGCTACCTTAGCCGCAGACTTCTTTTTGGCAGTCTACGAGCAATTAACTATAGGTTCGATGATTCAGTTTACTGCATCAGACGCAACCTTAACTTTAGCAATGGTAACAGCTGCAACTAGCTCTACAGTTACATTGGCTGAAATCACTGAAACATTACCACCAGGTTCTGTTGACACAGCTGATATCGCTGATGGTGCTGTGACTGCGCCTAAACTGGGTACTGATATCGTAGCATATATAGCTATTGCAAGAGAGAATTTAGCATGTACCGCAACAACCTCTCAAGCTTTCACTATTACAGGTGTTTTAGCTACCGACAACGCAGATGCAATTATGACTGCCGGCTTTTCACAGCCCATAGTTGGAGCTGTTTGTACTGCAGGGACTGTAACATTGCATTACGCTGCAGCAGCACTTCCTACTGATGAAGTTTCAATTGTTGTTTTGAGAGATCATCCTTAGGGATAGTTTTTTGCTTGCGTAATTCAACCTGTCGGCTCATCCCCCCAGAGTCGTCAGGTTGTTTGTAACTAAAAGGAAATTGTTATGGCTACAAAGCTTCAGATTATAAACAACGCTTTAACTTTCCTCGGTAACAATCCTGTGGCAACGCTCAATCTTCAGAACACTGTTTTGCAGGCAATGTCAAGCATTTATGATTTAATTCTACCAGACATAATGGCTGGACATCCCTGGCATTTTGCCTTGAGATGGGAACAGCTTGTTGAAGATCCTACCGAACCACTAAATCCCAGGTGGAACTACAGCTACCATTTACCAGCAGATTATATTCAAGCATGGAATACTTATCCTTACGGGAATTACAATATCGTATATGGTAAGTATATATGGGCTAATGTAAGTCCTCCTTGGAAGTGGGGCTACATTGGAACTGTCTCAGAAGCTGAGTTCCCAGGTTATTTTAATTTACTCCTGAGCTATGCGTTAGCGTCTGAATGCGCCTTATTGGTGACCGAGAATCCCAACATTGCAACCTACTGGCAGCAGAAGGCGAGCCAGCAAAGAGTGATTGCACAAAACAGAGATTATACAGCTCAGCCAAATCCAACGCTCATTAGCAACCCTGTATGGAACAGTCACTGGATACCAGGGGGAGAATAATGGGATATTTAGTATCAAATCATGATTTTACGCACGGAGAGTTATCTAAGTCTTTATTTGCTAGGTCAGATTTAAATCTGTATAACAAGTCAGCAGCTAAGATTAATAACTTTGTTGTTCTTCCTGGAGGTGGTGCAAGAAGCAGATTCGGGTCAAAGGTGGATGAAGTGATCACAGCTGCAATTCCTGCCGCAGCAACAGGCTTTCAAACCTTTAGCTGGATAGCAGGTGAATTCAACTATCTTATTATTGTGTCTAATGTTTCTGGAGCTGGTGGCATTGTAGTTGCCAATGTGACTGCGCCGACAGCTGTGATTACTACACTAACCAATCCATTTACCGCTGCATCTGTTTTAGCCAAGGGGCTAAAAGGCGCTCAGTTTCAAAATGAATTTATAATGGTTAATGAGACCGCACCCGTTCAAGTCTTTACAGCAGACGGAGCCGGGGCCGTTACTCTAGCTGCATTAGTCTTTAAAAACCCGCCAACTTACCAGTATCTTACAAATTATACTAGCCAAGTATTTACATTATCTGCAAAGATAGTCACGCTAGGCTCGGTATCTGATTCTCTTTGTCCTACACTACACGTTTCAGGAGGATCATTTGCGTTTACAGCGGATTTTGTTGGAGGATATTTTGAAGCTTTAGGGAACCCTCTATTTCCTGACTTAGGAAAAGGTCAAATTGTTGAATTTGTTGCTGGACCACCAGCTCATGTTAGAGTAAGAATATCACAAGAATTTGGTCAATTGATCAATGTGGGTACTCAGTGCTTTGTAAGCCAGACTGCATATAATACAGTAAAGTTTTATCCTGCCACAGTGGCAATATATGAAGACAGGCTGTGCTTAGGAGGTGGTGTGGGAACTCCTCAAACCTTATACATGAGTGTAGTGGGAGATTTTACCGACTTTAACATGGGATCAGGTTTGGCCTCAGACGCTATTAGTTTTACAATGGGTTCTGGTAGTGGATCAAATAAAATCCAAAACTTGGTATCAGCCAGGTCACTTCAGGTTTTTACAGAATCAAATGAGCAGGCCTCACCTGTATGGGGAAATGACGGGATATCCCCTACCAACGTAGCAATACGAGTACAAACAAGCAAAGGATCTGTGGCGACCACACCAGTGATTATTGACACTGCCACAATTTTTGTGAAGAGAGGTGGTAGGGCACTCATGGCATTTATTTATGGATTACAGACACAATCCTATTCATCGGAAGACGCATCTGTAACCAGCGAACACTTAATACAACATCCTGCTGAAATGACAAGCTATACTCATAACACGGCTTATGACACCAATTTATTGCTAATTTGCCAAGAAGAGGGCGACTTAATAGCATACCAAACTCTACAAGAGCAAGGTGTCACTGCCTTTACAAAGACAACAACCTATGTAGAAACGGACCCGGTATCTTATCCACCTTATACCGATAAGTGGAAAAATGTCTGTGCAGTTGAGGAAAGAGTATATTTTATTACTGAGAGAGTAGAAGATGATGGTTTTTATGTAGAAGAATTAAGCTGGAACGTATCAATGGACTGTGCAGAGATGCATAATATTGCCGCAACAGGAAATACGACTGTCACCCTCGGTGATCAGTTTAAAGACAGACTTGTTCAAATAGTAAAAGATATTGGTACAGATCCTCAGTGTCCGACGGGTACATTTATAGGAGCATTCAGAGCCAATGCAACTAATCAAGTTACATTTGATGCGCCTGAGATTGGAGATTATTGGTTTGGCCTTGGATTTGACGCAGAACTTGAAACTTTGCCGGCTCACGTGATGGCTCAAACTGGAGATACACTTTACCTCAAGAAAACAATCAACAAAATTTATGTCCAATATATAGATAGCTACCCATTCCAGGTAAATAACGTCGACGTGACAATGGAAAATTTAGATACCCCATCAGGTGGAGGAATCGTTTTAGACGCTCCAGTAGAGCCTAAAGACGGCATATTTGCGGTCCCAACCACATATGGTGGATGGAGTCGTTCAGCACAAGCACTCATAAAAACAATACAGCCATTACCCATTACTATTTTGGGACTGTCTGTTGAACTCACAGCTTAGGAGTAGGTATGGCAACTGTATCAATAATTGCAGGTATAGCAGGCGCGGCAAGCGTTGGAACAGAAATATATTCTAGCGTGGAGCAGGACGAAGCAGAGGCTCGCCAAGAAGAAGCGCTGCGCCAGCAACAAGAGCGTGCAAAAGCCGCCGCTGCCCAGCAACAAATACAGCGTGATGATAAGTTAGAGATGATTCAATCTCA